TATATTAGAAGATTTAACAAATGATTATAATAAATTTGAAAGACAAAAAGAAGCTTCTAAATATCCTGGTTATTATGGTGCAAATGAAAAATTTATGGAAGGAGGCATAGCTAGTCTAAATGTCAATAAAAAAAAATAAAACACAAAATAAGAAAAACCCAACACTTGCAGCTAAGAATCCTGCATTTAAATGGTGGGCAGTGCCCCCTAAAAAGGGACCTCTATCACAGGGGTTGAAATTACCACCAAAACAAGTTAAGAAAGCTTAGGAGAAAATATATGGCAGATATAGATAAAGCTCTCCCTAACGAACGACCTGAAGATACCGTTGCAGAAGAGGTTAACGTTGAGGAGATTGAAGACACTGGAAATGGTCCTGTAGAAATTACTGAAGACGAAGAAGGAGCTACAATTGATTTTGATCCTTCTAAAGTTGATATGCCTGAAGATGGCGGAGATCACTTTGCAAATTTAAATGAATTACTCCCAGAAGACGATACTGATGAAATTGGTAATCAATTACAAAACGATTACATGGAATACAAAATGTCTCGTAAAGATTGGGAAAGATCTTACATTAATGGTTTAGATTTATTAGGATTTAAATACACAAACAGAACTGAACCTTTCCAAGGAGCAAGTGGTGCAACTCACCCTGTGCTGGCTGAAGCTGTAACACAATTTCAAGCGCTAGCTTACAAAGAATTATTACCTGCAGATGGACCCGTTAGAACAATGGTAATGGGTAAATCAGATCCACAAAAAGAAATGCAGGCACAAAGAGTTAAGAATTTTATGAACTATCAGATCATGGATCAGATGAAAGAATATGAAACTGATTTTGATCAAATGTTATTTTACCTACCACTATCAGGTTCTACATTTAAAAAAGTTTATTACGACGATTTATTGGGACGAGCAGTTTCTAAGTTTGTTCCAGCAGATGACCTTGTTGTTCCGTATACGGCTACCTCATTAGACGATGCAGAATCGGTCATCCACGTTGTCAAGATGTCAGAAAACGATTTAAGAAAACAGATGCTATCTGGATTCTATTCTGACATCGAATTGACAAAACCAACTGGCACAGTCACTAACGAACTCGAAGACAAAGAGAGAGAAGTTGAAGGTGTTACAAAATCCCAAAGAACAGATCCTTTGTATACAATTCTAGAATGCCACGTTGATCTAGATTTGGAAGGATTCGAAGACCTTGGCCCCGACGGAGAGCCAACGGGAATAAAATTACCTTACGTCGTTACAGTCGAAGAAGGTAGTAGGAAAGTATTGTCTATTAGACGAAACTTTGCGCCCAATGATCCAAAGAAAAATAAAATCCAATATTTCGTCCACTTCAAATTTCTGCCAGGACTAGGTTTTTATGGCTTAGGATTAATTCATATGATTGGCGGATTGAGCCGTACTGCAACTGCGGCTCTCCGTCAGTTATTAGATGCTGGGACGTTATCAAACCTACCCGCAGGATTTAAACAAAGAGGCGTTAGAGTAAAAGACGACGCTACAGCGATTCAACCAGGAGAATTTAAAGATGTTGACACTCCAGGTGGTAATCTAAAAGATGCTTTTGTATTCTTACCTTACAAGGAACCATCACAAACTTTATTACAGCTGATGGGAATTGTAGTTCAAGCAGGACAAAGATTCGCGTCCATTGCTGACATGCAGGTTGGGGACGGGAATCAACAGGCCGCTGTTGGTACAACTGTAGCTCTTTTAGAACGTGGTTCAAGAGTGATGTCAGCAATCCATAAAAGACTATATGTAGGTCTTAAACAAGAATTTAAATTACTTGCCAAAATATTTGGTGAGTCTTTACCACCAGAATATCCTTATGATGTTCCTGGTGCATCTAGAAATATTAAAGCAACAGACTTTGATGAAAGAGTAGATATATTACCGGTAGCTGATCCTAATATATTCTCAATGAGTCAAAGAATATCATTAGCACAAGAACAATTAAGATTAGCAACTTCTAACCCACCCATGCATAACATGTATATGGCGTATAGAAGTATGTATGAAGCAATAGGTGTAAAAGACATAGATAGAGTTTTACCACCACCTCCACCAAATCAACCAAAAGATCCAGCATTAGAACATATAGATGCAATGGGACAAAAGGCATTTCAAGCTTTTCCAGGACAAGATCATAGAGCACATGTTACTGCTCACTTAAATTTTATGGCAAGTAATTTTGTTAGAAACAATCCTAGCATTACTGCAGCGTTAGAAAAAAATATTATGGAGCACATATCATTGATGGCACAAGAACAGGTACAATTAGAATTTCCACAAGAAATGCAAATGTTACCACAGCTACAACAAATGGCAGTTCAAAACCCACAAGCACAACAACAGCTACAACAAATATCTCAAAAGATAGAAGCTAGAAAAGCGTTATTGATTGCTGACATGACTGAAGACTTTATGAAGGAAGAAAAACAAATAACATCTCAGTTTGATCATGACCCATTACTTAAATTAAAACAAAGAGAAGTAGATTTAAAAGCTATGGAAGCTGAACGTAAAGTAAAAGAAGATGAAGCTAGAATTAATCTTGATAGAGCTAAAATGGTTCAAGCAAAAGATATTAATGATAAAAAACTTGAACAAAACGAAGATTTAGCTCAATTAAGAGCTGATACAGCCATTGAGAAATCAATGATGTCTGCAGACGTTAAATTAACATCAGATGCTATGAAAGCTAGAGATGTAAATGTCTTGAAAGGGCTTAAAAATTAGTATATTAAATAAATAGGAGAAAATTATGAAGGACCCAAAAATAACAAAAGCAGTTGGAGTAAACAAAGATGGTTACGCTAGTGGCGGAGTTAAAGTAGAAGAGTCTTCTCAAAACTTGCATTTAGATCCTAGATCTCAAACAAGTATCAGAGGAAGAAACTACATTGCTCAAGGCGACACAGTAACTGTTAAAGGTACAAAGACTAGAAAACCTCAAAAAGCTACTTGGTTTTAATATGTGGTTATCGGCAATTAAATTAGCCGTTTCTGCAGGCTCACACATTTACAAAAATAAGCAACAGACAAAGATGCTTATGTCGGATGCTGCTATGAAACATGCTCATAAAATGAGTACTGGAGAATTAGAGTATTCTGGAAAATTACTAGAAGCGAGACAATCGGACTGGAAAGACGAATTTATTTTGCTTTTGTTGTCAATTCCAATCGTAATGCTGGGATGGTCAGTCTGGTCAGATAATCCTGTACATATGGAGAAAATGGAGTTATTCTTCCTACACTTTGGAAATTTACCATTTTGGTACCAAACAATTTTTGTTGGAGTAATTGCAAGCGTCTATGGACTTAAGGCTACAGATCTGATAAAAAGAAAATAACAAAAGGAAAACAATTATGAGTAAACTATTTAATAAACAAAATTTTGAATATGGTAAACAAATAGCTTCAGGTATAGGTCAAGCTATCAATAAAGTTAAAACAAAAATTAATAAAACAAAATTAGATAAAGCAAACAGCACCTTAGCTATTGCTAAACAAAAACTTAAAGCTGGGAAAGCAAAATTAGACCAAACTGTTTTTGAAATTCAAAATAAACAACCTCTTACTTTTAAAAGTAAAACAGGAAAATCAGAATCAAATACAGAAGCCTATAAAAGAATACAAAAAGATAATACTAAAGTAATTAAAGGCATGCTTGACAAAGCAGCTGGAAAAAAATAAGTGTTCCAATCAATCAAAAAATTCATTTGTAATTTATTTCATATCAAAGCATGCGAATGCCCAGATGAACATCTTGAAATTTACGAAGGAACCTATGAACCAGAAGTACCGGTTCATGAAGAAAAACAACTGCACTGTGGGTCTCATGTAAGATTTATAAAAAGTTGTCCCACTTGTGTTGCAATTATAAAAGGATAATAAAATGTCTAAAGATAGATTATCTAAGTCACTTAGAAAGTGGAATTGCTAGTGAGAGATACAAAAGTATTAGAAAGTTTTTTAAAACATACAGAAAAGAAAATAAAAGAAATGAATCTTTTTAAGTTTTTAAAAAAAGAAGTAGAAACGGGTGCTAATGGTACGCAGGACTACATAATTAAAAAGGGCATAAACAAAGATAAACTAGCAAAAAAATAGAAAGTAAACATGGAACCAGAACAAGTAGTAACTAAATTAAGAAGAGCATTAGACAATAGAATAAATCAATTATCAATATCTGTCACTTCTGGTGGAGTTGACAAGATGGAGACTTACAAGTATATAATAGGACAAATAAACGCATTGGAATCAGTGCGTCAGGAAATCATTACCCTGCTAACCGATAAGGAACAAAATGAAACAAGCGGAACAGTCATCAACCTCAAAAGAGGTCCCAAAAGTTAAGTCAGCACTTTTAGACAAATACAAAGAAGAACCTAAAAAAGAAATTACCAAAG